TTGGTCTTTGTGAGTTCAGCCTTGTCCTCATTTGTGAGACCTGGCAACTCATTGAGATACGCACGGTACTCCTTCTTTGATTCTTCGAGATTCACAGTACCTTTCTGTGCCTTTAGAGCTTTAGCCTCTTCAATCAATTTGTTTACATTACGGTTACCGTTGCTAAACTTTTTCATAATGGCATTTTGATTGATCTGATTGAGACCAAGTTCACCGAGACGGGTATTAAGTTTTGTTCGAAGATTTTCAATGTTAGCAGAACCCTTGGACTCTTGGAGCTTGAGGGCTTCGGCCTTGATTGAATTGATATTCACATTTTCATTTCTGAAACGACGCAAAAATTCATCTTTGTTTTTTTGGTTAATCCCGAGGGGTGTCAGAAATGAGAGAAGATTTTGTGCCGTCGCATTCTTCTTTTCCTCCATTCTCTTCTTGACGAAATCATCTGCCATTTTTCGCATAGTATTCACATTTGCACTTTCAACTACAGTTTTAACGAGAATCTCTTTATCACTGGCATTCAACTTATTATAGTTTTTGAGAATCGCTCGGAACTGATCCTGTTTGTTTGAAAGTTTTTGACCCTTGACATTGGAGTTGAGTTTTCTGGCTTCTTCAATGAGACCATTGATATTTGAACCCTCTACACGAGCCTTGTTTAAGAATAAAGTCTTGTTTACGTCACTAAGACCGGTTGTCTTCAAGAACATATTCATCTTTTCTTCGTTTGAACGTATGACATTGGCCTTCTCATCAGCCTTGATCCGCGCTTCAACTTGAATCTGTTTTAAGTCATCGGTAGCCATTCGTCGCTTGAAGGCATTCTTGTTCGTATTTGAAATATCCAATCCATCCAAAAATGAAGCGAATTGATTTTCTTCCTGTTTAGCCGCTTCAGCTTGGGCTACAATATTCTTCCTCTTAGCCTTGCCAAGTTGTATCTGGTTAAGGAATTGTTGTTCTCTCTTGAGACCAAGTTGCTTGACTCTGGCGACAGCTAAATCAAGTGACATGTTATTACCCGTTCGTCCAATATTTAGGATTGGTTGAGTTGGCCCAGCGACCGGTATTTCAGGTCCCTGAACGCGACCCGTATTTGAATAGTAACCCAATCCCTTCTCTCCTTTTCTAAAAACATAACCCTCTTTGGATTCCTTGAACTTATTGGTGGCAATAAAGTTCTTCTTACCAAAGAGACTCGCAAAAAATCCCTTCTTTTCAGTGGGTTGTTTCACTGCGTTTGTAGTTCCACCGAGAAACTTTGGCTTTCCACCCTTTGTAAAAAGTCCACCAGATGGGAATGTAACTTTAGAGTTCTTGGGGCGGTTCACCCGGTTGTTCGTGTTCACCCGGTTGTTCGTGTTCACCCGGTTCGTGTTCACCCGGTTCGTGTTCACCCGGTTCGTGTTCACCTGATTGGTGTTCACCTGGTTGTTTGTGTTCACCTGATTGGTGTTCACCCGGTTGTTTGTGTTCACCTGATTGGTGTTCACCAGGTTGTTCGTGTTCACGTTCACTGCTGTGTTATTCATATTGAAATTGTTCACTGCTGTGTTGACGTTCACACTGACCCGTTTCCGTTTGGCGATTTTGACAGGTTCGTGTACTTTCATATATCTAAGTCGCTTGCCTATCGCTGTAACAATCTGAGTCTTAGTCAGGTTATCCACATTTTTCAACTCAACTTTACGAGCAATTCGCTTGAGATCTGCACGTTTTGTAGTTGAATCAAATAAACGGTCATAGTCAATCGGTCTAAGTGGTGATCTTTTGTCAACCAAATATGTCCGGTCCGAACTCATAACCAAGGGTGGAAGAGGTAATTTGCCTTCCTGTATTTCATTATATGCTTGACAAATTTCATCTTTTGTGAGTTTAATATTGACCCCAGTATTAAGCCTTATAAGCTTTCTGAGGTTTTCTATATCCGCGTCTGGGTCGCACGCGTTCATGGTATATACTAAACTGACAAAAAAGTATTATATTGTTGGTATGAATTCCCATTTAAGGTCATTGCATATATTCTTCCATATGACATCTTGTTGGTAAAGCTTTTCCTTTGATTTAAGTAACGGGAAATACTGGAGATATTCATCTTCACCCAGAAGTTCACAAAACTTATAGAGTACATAAGAATAACTTAAAAAGTTTTTTCTTTCTGAGGGACAGTTATCATCAAAAGGTTTTTGGATATCCTTAAACATGATACGTAGTTTCTCTTCTAACATCTGTGGCATATTTGGGGCTTTTATACCGTTAAGTATGTTTGTTATATAAGGTACATGTTCGTAGTACTTATTCAGCCTCAATTTCTTGAGAAGTCCTCGAATCTTTGCGTGTGTGATCTCATCTAACTTTCTAATTTTCATCTTTTTCAATTCGGATCTCAACTGTTCCATGACGTCGTCTGGTATAGTTGTCATCTCCTGTGCTTGAAATTGGGACAACCACTCATTGAAGTGATTCTCTCGTTTGTATGAATAGTTCACAATCTTCTCAGATGTCTCCTGTTCCTCTCTGTATGTTAACTCTTCGCTAATGATCGAAGCTATGACTAAACCACACGAGTCACATACCAAATCACTTGTATCATGGAAATGAAGTATGTTACTCGACGAACAATTGGTACATTGTTCCACGGTACGTTGCTTTGGTCGTGATATATTCCGATTTTCTACATCTATGAGATAATCTACAAATATATCCTTACGTTTGAGACCAACAGTCTCTTTGACTTGAAATACATTATTTCGATTTGTCTCTTCTTCAGTGTCATCTGTATATTGATTCATATAAGGCATACATTGAATCATGTAGTCTGACATTTCAGATTCGTACCTCTTTTTATTAGATGGATCAGTCTCAATAAGAGTATTCCAATAATCAATTTTATTGTTATATCTACTTAAAAAGTTTCCTTCCATTATAGTTAAGAATGTTGTTCAAACTTTTAAGTAGCGTTCTGTATTATTACAAAAAACTTGTAACGCCTCAGGACTATCGAATAATTTCAGAAGAACTTGAATACACGATTGACTATCGTAAAAAGTACGACATCGAGGATGACTTCTGGAGAGAAGAAAGTGTGGATTGGGATGGTGTGATGCACGAGTTTTACGTATTAGCAACAGGTAAGAACTTCAGGCACACAATCATTCCTCAAAATGTAGACAATGTCATACTCCGAATCAAATACTGGTATAATGGTAAAATATATAAAGTGATTACGAGTGACATCAATTTTGTACCATCAGAACCCAAGTCTAATGATGTACGATTTAGTATCCCTTTGAGTCGTGTGTGGCTACTTGATCAAGATGATAAACCAGTGCGAGACATAACTGAAAAGGTACGAAGATATGCGGGACCGAGGAATGATTTCCATGGACAAGACGTAAAGTTGGTCGATTTTTTGTATTACACACGAAAGACACTCAAAGATGAGTATCCCAAATTATTACTTTTAAATACACTGGGTATGAAGAAACTTGTATTAACTCTCGAAGATTCTACAACTGATCTTCGGATACCTTAGTTGCAAGATAGAACTTCAGTTCACCCAGGTTGGCAACATTGTACTGCAGAATCAAAAAACGATTACCCTCCTCCTGCATTATTTGCACAGACGCACACATACTCGTGGCCTTTGTAAATATATTGAGGTACCGTAACGAATAAATACCACTAATCTCTGGTGCTTCGTCTGGGCATTCGATTTCAGTTTCTTGATTGGCAAAGTCACCTTCACATTTCAGGTTGAGTTTATACCCAGATCTCACGATCTCTATATCTGTACCGATATTTGACATGTCTCGACAGAGGCGTTGAAAGTCTGCGGATGGAAGTGTCGTAACACTCGTCATCACAACATTTGGTACTTCGATACGACTTTCATTAATATCAAGAAGTTTAAGTTGAAACTTTGTACTTGACTTTTTGAGTTCACTTACAATTTCAATATCCATACACTCTTTTGAATTAATTTCAAACTTGAGTATATCATTATTTGTAATTGTTTTCAAAAGTTTGAATGTATTTGAAATATTTATACCTGCAATGATTTCTTCATCACAGTGATATTCCTCGAAGTTATCAGCCGACAGAAACATGTCAACGAGAGATGTTCGTGCGGTATCAAGTGTCACAATATACACTCCATCGGGTTGGAAGTATATGTTTACATCATTTAGAATATCCTTGAGAACTTCAAAAATAGACTTCACGGCCGAAGCCTGGATTGTAACCAATTTCATATCTATTAAATTATACGCGTTAGATCTTTATATCTGTTCCGTATACACAGTACCCTTTGCGACATCTCTATTTATCTTCGCTTCCAATTCTTTGGTCATCGCTGGCTGTAATGATTGACCGTAGTTATCTAACGTGAACATATCGCCACAATTGTCACCGCCATCTAAGTTTGTCATAGAGGACATATCACCCACACCCCAATGTTGAATCTCGTCATTCGGTAACAGAGATTCTAACCAGTTTTTGATTTCGTTTCCAACGAGAATCTTGCCATTTTTTGTAAGTAGAGTGGGTACGCGCGTAATCTTGTTACGGTACGCAGGTGGAATACCCTGGGTATTTACATTATGGTAGTTTACAAGTTGTTGAAGTTGTGCGTGATTATTAATATATTCAATAATTTCCATTGAATGCTTACACCTTGGACTATAAACCAAAAGTGACATCTATTATCTACATGGTATTTTATAAAAAAAAATTAACGCATAATAATAAAGATGAAGTTGTATTTGATCCTCATCCTTCTTGTCATTGTTATCATGTTAACCAGACGTGAACCATTCACGGAGTCATTTGGACTTTCAGGCTACACTAAACCAACTGGTTTTATCCAGTTGGATGACCCCAGACCAGACCTCACGGGTTACTCCCAGGCTGAAGCAAAAGTGAACAACGACTTGATGCAAGAATTTGTTCTTTTAGCGAACAAGGAAATTGAAAAGCGTACAGGACTCTGCACCTACATCATTGAAACGACCAAGGTTACGATGTATAGCGGTGTTGGTAAAAACATATACGAGTGCATGTTTATGGCTGTGAAGAACAGTGGGTTTGCATATGGTGTCTCTGTCGTTGCATCGTTTGAAGTGAAGGACTCGAATGTGCAATTGATTTCATTGCGAACCCAACCACTTGATGTGCAAACGCCTGTTGACATCTCACCATACACAGAGGGTGCGTCGGGGAAGGAGTTTATAGACTATGCACTTGTCAAGGAGACTGCGGTCCCAAAATTGAGTGAGTTAGAAAACGCAAAAATTAAACTACAGTAAATATAATGCTCAGCATCAATGATATTACCAAAATTGATGACAAGAGAAAACAGATTCGTAAAGATATTTACACCAAAATTTACGAACAGTTTTCTCGTAAGATCAAACAGTCGGTTGAACTGGGAAACAAACAGATATTTCTAATTGTGCCAACATTTCTCATGGGATATCCCACGTTTGACCGTGCTGCAGCGGCACGATACGTCGCTCGACAATTTCAACTGGGTGGGTTTAAGGTTCAACTCGTGAGTGACTACGAGATTTATGTAAACTGGGCTACACCCAAAACCAAAAAGGAAAAGAATCCCAAAGAAGACGACACATCCGATTTTCCAAATCTCATGAACCTGAAGAAGATTGCTAACAAATACAGGAGAACTGCGTAGTAAAACTATTATTAAAAAACCCCTTAATCATAAATGGATAACCTCAACGTTTTAGTAGAAGCAAAACGTGAATATTTAGGACAATTGTGTATGATCATGTGTCCAGCTATGATTGAAGTTTTTCATAATATGTACGACGAAGCGTCGAAACTTTCCAAGGGACGCAAGGTTTTGGTGATGTACCAAAAGTTACTCAAGGAAGTTCCAAATTGGTCGAATCAAATGTCGAAGCAACACACCGATAACATTGCAGACCGTTGTGCGTGGTTCAATGACTTGCTCGCAGCTGTATTTGTGGCGTGTACAAAGATCCTATCTGCAGTTCGTCTCAAGTCTGATAATAAGAAGATCTCTCTCAAGCTCCCCACGAATGAGGTATTCGTTCAAACGTGTTACAACAATATGGCGAGAGACTTGTACAAAGACCCTTACATTTTTCACGAGGAACAAAGTGAATACGTGCGTGACGAGAAGTTGACCGTGCGTATATGCACGGTCATCGAAAACAGTGTAAAGGAGTTGATTCCAGTGCAACAAATTCTTCAAACCTACATGTCTCAAGACAGCCGTGATATTGATCTCGACTCCGAGGTTCATGACGCCGAAGACCCTGATGTATTTGAGGGTCCGGATGAAATGCCCAGTATGGAGGATACATTCCCAGAAGAACCAGAAATGAATAACGACGTCCCACCACCTATGGATAGTATGGAGGATTTACAACCCACAGGTCTTGAAAACGAATTCAAGACTGTACCAGGTGTGCAAGCACCTGAACCCGAAGACATGTATCCAGCCCCACCCAGTCAAGCACCCCCACCACAACCCCAGGATGATGGTGTACTTTTTGGCGATGCACCAGAATACCGAGCAAAAAAAACTGCGTATAATTAAATGGAATTGTCCGACTATCTTCGCGATCCAATGAGCGCGGCTCTCATTGGTGGAGCCATCACCGCTGTATACATTCACGCAAAAGCTCAACTTAACAATGAAGGAAAATTAGAGTTAAATAAATATCCCAAACCAGCCGTTCTTAATGCAATTCTCGTGTTTTTCATAGTGTCTAACGGCCTCGGGCAAAAGGAGGCCATATCAATGGAACCCTTTTAAACTTAAAGATTACACCCCCAGTATATCAAATGACCTCTGTCACGGCATTCAATGATATGCTCTCACAATTTCTTGTGGAATTGCATAAGACTTTTCCAGATGAAAAAAACATTAAGAAGTTTACAACTTCTTTCGAAGTCTTGAAGACCGCCAACCCCAGAATGGCTGTAGACACATTTATGAAAGGTGTCTCACCCTACGCTGATAAGATTTCGTCAAAGGATGACACCTTCCTCCTCGAAGAGATTGAAAAGGTTGAAATTCTCAGAGAACTCAATATCAAGAACCTTTGGGGTCAAATGAATGAGAACACAAAGGCCGCCACATGGCAGTACCTTCAAACGCTGTACATGCTTGGTACCACCATCACATCAGTCCCGGCGGAAACCCTCTCTCTGATTGAATCTATCGCAAAAGATTGTGCTGACAAAATGCAAACCGATGGTGGTGAGCTTGATCAGGACGCTATGATGAAGATGATGAGTAGTATGTTTGGTGGTATGATGAAAAAATAAACCTCATCGTATATTAAATGAAGGCCTGGTTCGAAGACCCACGTGAGCTCATCAGAGCGGACAGAGTGTCTCAATTCTGGCCAAACAAAAATCAAACTCCAGAAGATAGAATAAACGCAGCCTCGCGTTTTATCATATATGCGTGTTCCATTATCTATTTGGTTAGACGTGACCCACGTATCTTTATATTAGGTGCAACTGTTTTGGGTGTTCTTTATGTTATGTACCGATCGAAGATGGTGAGAGAGATGTATGGGGGGCGTGTGATGGAGCCAACGTGTCAAATGCCTTCTTCCGATAACCCAATGGGCAATGTGTTGATCACAGATTACACGGATGCACCAAATCGTTTGGAAGCGTGTTATTACCCAACTGTGAAGCCATTTGTTCAACATCACCTCGATAATCGCGTTCCATATGACGCCGGTCGTTCTCGATCAGCTCTCCCAGCATTTCAGCGCAACGCATACGCTCGCCAATTTGTGAGTACCCCAGTTTCTAATATTCCAGGCGACCAAACAAAGTTTGCGGAATGGCTTTATGGCTCAAAAAATGATGCGATGTGCAAAACACATCCAGGCGCGTGCAATCCAAATGCTCGCGGTGTTCAGCTTGAGGCGTTTGGTGGAATTGGTTATGATGGTGATAAACGTGGTGGAATGTTTGGTGGGGGGAATGGCCCAGCTTAGATAATAAATATTCTCGTGTAATAATAAATGGCGTACCAACTTCAGCCTGGTTTATCGATTGTCCAAAATACTGGCGCGCTTCCATCTGTCAAAGCTACAGATGAAGTTTTTGTGTACCCTCAGCCCAGCTCACTTAACTGTGGTAGTTGCCGTCCCAACACGATGTTGTACGGTACTGCCCCATACATGGCTGGGAAGGGTTCACCAGCGCACTTTATTGATATAAGCGATCAACTCAGACCTCAAAGCACCACCAAATTTGGCAAGAACATCGTTCAAACACACGAACGTAATTTGTTCCCACTCATGAATACGGAATGTAAGGTTGCACTACGAACCATGACGTACGAACCAACGAGTACCCGAGCTGAACTCCAGAACGGACTCTTCCAACAAAGATACGGTAATAAAAATGTTAATAAGAAATAAGAATGGCTGATCCTATTTCAGTTCTCGCGGTTGCCGGATTAATTTATGCTGGTCGTACCCTAAGTGATAAATCTAAACCACCCCAAGTTGCACCCAGAGTTGTCGAACCTGGTCAGGACATTGGGTTGTCTCAAGAGCCTATGATTTACACCGAATCCATGTTTGAATCCCGTGTCCAAGTTCCCGCGAAGAGAGAAGTTGAGAGTTTTGCTGATATCGGTGTGCAACATAGAACGGGTGGTCAGGAGTTGTTAACTATGCGAGACCGCATGTACGATCAAGGTCGTATGAACAACTTGTCCCCAATTGAAAAACAGATGGTTGGTCCAGGTTTGGGTGTTGGTCCAAATGT